GGCAACATTGTTATTGCTTGTGACAATCGTCACTACTGGCGTCGTCAGTATTTTCCTAACTATAAGGCGAATCGTAAGAAAGCACGGCAGGAGTCTGGGTTTGATTGGTCTGCTATCTTCGAAGCACTGCACCAAATTCGTAGTGAGTTGCAAGAACACTTCCCGTATCCTGTCATCGACGTTGATGGAGCAGAGGCAGATGATGTCATCGCAGTTCTCGCCGAGTATAGTCAGACCATAAACACTGATGGTCTCATGCCTAGCGCCGAACCATTCCTTGTTTTGTCTGGTGACCATGACTTCCAGCAACTGCAGAAGTGGGACAATGTTAAACAGTATGCTCCTGTTCAAAAGAAGTTCTGTAAGTTGAAGGAATCTCCTCAAGCAGTTCTCATGGAACATATTATCATGGGCGATAAGGGTGACGGTGTTCCCAATATCATGTCTGATGATGATACATTTATCAATGGTCAACGTCAGCGTCCTATTCGCAAAGAAGCACTTGCATTGTGGAAGTACCAGAAACCTGAAGACTTCATCACCAATGATGAAATGTGGCGCAACTTTCAGCGCAACCGTGAACTGGTTGATCTGTCGCGCATTCCTGAGGACATCAAAGTAGCGATTATAGATAGTTATGAGAAACAACTTGGCGGAGATCGCTCAGGTCTGTTGAACTATTTTATCGCCAATCGTATGAAGCAGATGATTGAACTCGTTGATGAATTTTAAAAGAAAGACTTGAAATGGCACAAAGATTACCACCAAAGAAATTTAAGCAAATAGATGAAGCACTTGATTGGGCATGTGAGGCAGACACAACTGACGAGTTGCGCGAGCGTGTGCGGGCAATCTCACTCGGCAATTCTGTTCTCATGCGATTTGTTGCATGGGGTGTTGGATATGAGCAAGGTCCAATTAATCTTCCCGACGGTCCAACTCCATATAAGGATGAGGGACTACCTGCTAACATGGCAGATACAACCATCACCCAAGAGTTCCGTCGAATTTTGACTCTCTTACCAGAAGGCAGCGCCAGTAAAGTACCGCAGTTCCGTCGCGAGGAAATCTGGATGCAAACATGTCAGGGGTTGCAGATTAAAGAAGCGAAACTGCTTGATCATATCAAAGACCAAACTTTACTCGAAGCATACCCTCGTCTTGCAGAAGTTCTTGAAAGTTTCCTGACAGGTTGGAAAGCACCAGAGGTTAAGAAGAAGAAGTCGCCAAAAAAATCCTTGGCAACCTTATAAATAAATTCTTTCCAGCAGAAGTCAAGGAACAGAAATGGGGCAAATCCTAGAGCACAAGCATCTCATTGTGCGAGCAGAACTGAACAATCCGCCACAATGTGCAGAGGCAATCCAGGATTGGATGAAGACTCTAGTTGATAAAATTGGTATGAAGATACTAATGGGTCCATATGCTGTTTACAGTGACATGACTGGTAATCGTGGATTGACTGCAGTTACCATTATCGAAACATCGCATATTGCTATGCATGTTTGGGATGAGGTTTCTCCTGCTCTCATGCAACTGGATGTGTATACCTGCAGCGCTCTTAATACTGCTGATGTTTTTGCTGCTCTAGCAGAATTTGAACCGCATCATGTAGAATACAAATATATTGATCGAGAGCACAATCTGACACTACTGGACAAAGGAACGGTAAATGAGGTTCTTTCTATTTCGACATAAGAAAGAACTGTGGATTGTCAATGATCCAAACAAGGTTCCCAAACCAAGAGAACTCTTACTACAAAACGGTAAGATAGAAATACTCCGAGATAAAGCAGAAGTTCTCGGAAAAGGTTTGGCGATTGTTGATAAAGTTACCAGAAAGAAATCTGCAGGGCATAGTCCTGAGACTCGCAAAAAGATTTCAGAAGCAATGACTGGTGAAAAGAATCCCTGCTGGGGTGGATTGACACCAGAACATAAAGCATCGATAAGTCGAACCATGCGAGGAACTAGGCGCAGGGATGGTAATCCGATGTATGCTAGAAGGCATACTTGGGAAACTCGCCGACTCATGGCAATAAAGGCAAGTATGAGACGTCGCAAGTGGTGTGTTGAACCGAATGGTAAATGCCACCTTGTTGACCCTCTGACTTTCATATTACCAGGAGGTTGGTTGTGGGGTATGAAATATGACCCATATCGACCACAAGATTAGTTTCAAAATATGTAGGAGTTTGACATTTTTTAGTTTATAAATATAATAACTCTCATAAAGGAAATTATACAATGCAACTAGAAATTACCAATGATGACATAACAAAGACTGTAATTAAAAGTCAGCACTGTCAGCGTAACTGGGATCTTTCTCAGGAAATTCCTGCTGAAGATTTGAAGGTTCTGGTTGATTGTGTGACTCAATGCCCTAGTAAACAGAACATAGCCTTCTATAAGGCACATTTCATTACCAATAGAGAAACTATTCAAGCGATCTATGATAATACTGACGGATTCACGATAAATTATAATCCACATCAAACAACTAAGAATACGCAATGCCTTGCTAATCTTCTAGTTGTTTTCGAGAAACATGATTATACGCAGAATCTTTCTGATAAAGGAATTCCACGTACTGATCAAACATGGCAAATTATGCAAGACGGTACACCAAATCAACAAACTATGATTATCATGGAACGTGATTGTCAACTTGCTGTTGGTGTTGCTGCAGGATATCTTAACCTATCTGCCTCGCTGATGGGATATGCTACTGGATGCTGCTCTTGCTTTTACCCAGAAGGTGTTCAAGAAGTCTTGGGCATCGATGGCACTCCACTCCTCCTAATGGGGATTGGGTTCTCTGACGCTGACACAAATCGTCGCGTCCACCATGAAGATAGAGACTTCATTTTCCCAACGAAGAAAAAACAACCAATCGAAGTAAAATTTATCAAATAATTTTAAAATAGGGGCTTGACATTTTCTAACTTTCGAGGTATAGTGGTATTATAGTTTGAAAGGTTTTGATTATGTTGACTCTTCGTGATATTAATGCCGCCACTGGTTCGAAAGATGCAAGCATCTATTCCGATCTCTACAAGGAAGTATATGGATGTCGTCCATATAATCCTACGTTTGAGTCGGTCGAAGCATTCGACGCTGACTTCGAGTATCTCTCATTGAAACTCGACAAGCAGATCACGTATGAGCAGGATCGTCAGGCATCCAACTTTCTCAAGTTTACTGCTCGCGTAGCAGCAACGATGTACTTAGTCGAAAATGCTACTCGCGAACGTGCCATCGAAATTATCGCTGAAGCAGAAGGCATCACCGCAAGAGAGTTCGACCACTACGGTCTCGAAATCCTCGAGAACGAACTGAACCTGAAGTATGGTTCAATCGCTAAGTGGTTATCGGAATAAAAATTCTTTTTTAGGCTTGACATTTCTACTAAAATAGGGTAGAGTGGAATATAAGATGAGAAAAGGAAATGAAATGATTACGAATCTTTCGGGTGGTGCGTTCGAACTTCGAACTGGTCGCAAGTGGACTCATGGGATTTCTCCCTTTCGTGAGCGTGAAACTTTGAACCTTCGTTGGGAAAAAGTTGGCGCGATCGGTGGTCGGCATTTCTTTGAGATCGACGGTGTGCAGTATTCTGCCAAGAAGATCTCACCCAGCATCGAAGGGATTCAGATGCATAGTGAAAATAAATTTTAAAAAACACTTGACTTTCTCTAAAAAGTATAGTAGAGTGTATAAATAAAGTTTCGGTTCTTTGACATTGTTAGAATAAAATAAGTCTTTCGAGACTTATTTAATGAGCACATTATTGTGAGTCCCGCTTAAGATGCGTGTCAATAGGCATATAGTGTGTTCTTTAAATAAGTTTTGCCCTTATAGCTCAGTTGGTAGAGCAGTTGATTTGTAATCATCAGGTCGTGCGTTCGAATCGTACTGGGGGCACCATAATTATCCAGTATTCTAGAACCTACTGGAGAGACCTATGCCAGACTAACAGACGGGGAACGCTGGCGAATATCGGATTCCTTACCGCAATCTAGAATGGGGTCAACCGATAGGGTGTATAGAATAGAATAAGCAGTACCGTCTGCTGAACCAACGTTATAAAGGCGATTTAGTTCGCTGGCATGCGTTGAAAACAAAACGGCAAGTTTATAGTCAAACTACTCGCATACCGTATGGTGTATGGAGTCTGTCGGGAATGTTTGATGTGGGTGTCGAGACGTGAGATACCCATTTTCCCTAATGGCGCAGCGGTAGCGCAGAAGACTGTTAATCTTTTGGTCGGTGGTTCGAATCCATCTTAGGGAGCCAATTTATCGCGGAGTAGAGGAGTCTGGTCGTCCTCGCTGGTCTCATAAGCCGGAAATCGTTGGTTCAAATCCAACCTCTGCAACCAGTTTGAATGTAATGGAAGT